CTACATATTTTATGTTGTCCCAATGATGACTCCAATCTTTTAAAACTGTTTGATGTATTTCATATTCCCAAATGCTATCATAACCTTTAGGGACATTTACTTTTTTAGGTCTAGGTTTTCTTGGTACTCTTCTAGGCATTATCAATAGAAGAATCGTAGTTCTTAACTAGCTTCCAGTATTCAAGTATAGCATTAAACATACCTAGATGTCTTTCATGAGATTCTTTATCCCAAACATGGAATAATATTAATCCAGTATCAGCTCTGTCTACAAAGATAGAAACTCTTTGGGGGTTATCTATGTTACAACCTTGAGCATATGCTGATAACTGCATACCATGTTCATCATAAACTAATTTAGAAGGGTCTTTGCCTTCTAAGTTATCTTTAGTTTTAAAGTCAACAAAGATTCCAGACTTAGAATATAAATCTATTTTACCACCGTAACCTGAATCAGCACAGAAAGAATCCTCTGCTAACCATTCTTCATCAGGAAAGTTTTCATCTAACCAAGCCTTGATAAGTTTGTAAGGTTTAGTTTTAGATATACCTAAGAATCCTTTTTCAATTTGATAATGAATCTTAGTACCTTTCTTTGCAGCTTCCATACCAATCTTTTTAGAATCCATCTTACATCTGTAAGCAAAAGACTCAAGAGATTCTCCCTCGTTTCTTTCAAGAGTGAGTGCAGAATTTAAAGCTTGATTTATCTTCCAATTTTCTAATGATGGTTTAGCTATCATACCTAGTATGGTAGTAACCGAAGGTACAAGACCTAGACTTTTAGCATCTCTAAGTGTTGTGTTTCTTTCTTTACCATTAGCACCTATGATTGTGTACATAGGTTCTCCGTCTTGAGCATACCAATGTCCTGACTCAGACGTAAATTTATTATAGCTATCTAATTTAGTTTTGTCAATATCTTTTTTATTTTTCACGATGTTTTACCCACCTTAATTTTCTTGTCTCAGGAATGAATAGTAAAAATCTTACGTCTGACTTTACTTGTTCCGGAGTTCTTGTTGATTTTGATTGCCAATGTGACTTCTGATTAGTTCTCTTTTTTAATCCTGCTGTCTTAACATCTACTAATTTAATGTTACCTTCAGGGTCTCTGACTACTAAATCTATAAGTCCATCACAACCACAATTTTTAAATACTTCATACCCATTATCCCATAACCAAGTCACAGCATAATATTCAGCTAAGTCTCCTTTTCTACTGGCTGACTTTTCTTTAATGTGTTTCATACCAATTCTCTCCTATCTTGTATTCTCCTGTTAAAGGACAACGCATATTAAAATACTCACTTGCTTTTTCAATAGCTTCAACTCCAAGCCTACCTACAAAATCTGCTTGAGATTCTTTGACTTGTATCTGCCACTCATCATGAATGTTAGCTACAAACTTAGCATCAAGAGTATTTAAGTTTATTAATTCTTGTAAGATACACATAGCTTTCTTCATAACAATGGCACCCCCGCCTTGTAATAAAGTATTAAGTGCAGCATGTTGACTACGTACATATATTTTACGACCATCTAATCCTTTTAGAAATCCTCGTTCAGAAGCTTTCTGTACTTTATCTTTTAAAGTTCTAAGTGAAGGTAAGTTTTTAAAGAAAGTTTGTTTTAGTTCTTTACCTTTCTTTAAGCCACCACCTGCAACACTACCTATTTTAGCATCACCTGCACCATAAACCAATGCATAGATAAATGTCTTAGCTTGGTCTCTTGTTTTAAGACCTGCAAGTTTTTGATTGGTAGTATGTATGTCTCCATTAATTACTTCTTCAATGTAATCGGAGTCGTCCATGTAATGTGCTAACATTCTAAGTTCTAAAGAACTAGCATCTATACCTACAAGTTTATAACCTTCAGGTACAGTCCAACATGAACGACACTCTTTACCATATGGAGAACCTGCATTTGGAACTTGTGCCATGTTAGGATTTCTATGTGTCATTCTACCTGTGATAGTTCCATTAGGTATTACACTACCATGAACTCTATCATCTTTAAGTTCGTCTATCCAAGATGTAACTTGTGCTATTCTCTTTTGATATAAAAGAAAGTCTGCAATAAGTTTAGCTTCTCTGATGTGTTCAATCTTTTTCAAAGTACCTTCATCAACTATCGGCTGACCTGTAGGTGTAAACTTAACAGGCTTCCAACCAAAGTCTATAAGATATTCACCAATCTGTTTACGACTGCCAAGATTAAAGTCAACTAACTTCTGTCTCATAAAAGGTTCAACACTTTGAGTCTTAATACACTTATTATATTCTTCATCAGTCAATCCACGTTTAGATAACTCACCATCTTTTTTAACATAAGGAGTTACTAACTTATCATCAACTAACTTAGGCTTGAATGTATTGTGAACTTCATCTTCAACAGCAAGTTGCTTTGCTTTAAGTTCAGCAAGAAGTTCCATAGCTTGTTGAGTATTAAAAAAGAATCCAGTCTTCTCTTGTTCTTTTATTATCTTAGCAACTTCATGTTCAAGTTTAACAGAGTCAGGACTAAATATCTTTCCTTCTTTTATAAGATAATTATATACAGCTTCATTTAACTTAACATCTTGAATACAATACTCTAACATTTCAGGAGTATAGGAATCAAAGTCTTCAGGTTGTTCTTGTTTTAACATACCGACTCTCCAACCCCAAGCTTTTAAAGCGTGTCCATTCTCACGGACAGGATTAAATAGTCTTGACATAACTAATGTATCTTCTATCTTACAATTAAATTTAGCACCATAAAGTTTTTCTAGTACAGGTATATCATAACCTATGATGTTGTGACCTATAAGTGTATCAGCTTGTTGTAAGAATTTAATTCCTTCTTCTATCTGTGTGTTATCAAATGTATGTATCTTACCATCTAGTTCTTTAGCTACAATACACCACACATTATTAGGGTGAAGTCCATCAGCTTCTATGTCAAATACTATTTTAGAATTGTTCATTGTCAAATGTTTCCTCCTCTGATACTTCAAACAATCTACCAGTATCAGGATTATATCTAAGACCACAAGCCAAACCTGTATCACCTGTGTACCTAGATTTTAATACACGAACCTTAGTAGTGTTTGCTTCTTCAGGATTACTTGCTTGTTGGTTTCTTTCTAGTGCAATCACACAATCAGATAACTGTGCTATACCTTGTGAGCCTTTTAAGTGTGATAGAGATACTTCAATACCTTGCTCGTGTCCTTTATCACCTGCTGCTCTACGTAAATGAGATACCAATATCATACCTACTCCTGTTTCTTCTACAAGACTACGTAATTTATTCATCAACATATCAATACCCCGTCTCTCGTCTCCTTCATGGAGAACATTGACAAGCATATGTAAGTGGTCAACCACCACCCATTTACATTCACATCCTACGATAATGTATCTAAGCTTGGCAAAGATATCATCAATATCAGTAGCACCTAAGTGAGCATGGATATAAACTCTACCTTCAGGTATTGCCTTGTCAAACAAGGTAAGTAAATCTTCTTCGGTATAATTCTTTCTCTTCTCAGATAAATAGATTCTATCGTTAGCTTCAATGGATAAGATACCATCAGCAGTTCTCAACCAGTTTTCTTCAAGTGCTACGATACCTACGTTATCATCTGTGTTCTTGATAAGCCAATGCTCTAGCTCTCTAGTTACACTAGACTTTCCGAGTCCTGTTCCACCTGTAAGTGTTACCAGTTCTCCTTTACGCATTCCATATAGTTTCTTGTTCAAGCCTTCCCATGGATATGCAATACTTTCCTTCTCTTCTCTATGTAACCAATCATCTTTTTGTGATGATAGTTCCATGATACCTGAAGGAGTATACGTCTTAGCATTCCACCATGCTTGAGTAAACTCTTGGAATTTCTTTTGTTTAAGCATTTCATTTGCATCTTTAAATCCATTTGGAAATGACATGATTCTAGTTTTGTTAGGCTTTAGTATTTTAGCTACAGCTTTTGCAGCTTCCTTACCTGCCTTGTCATTATCAAAACATAAAACTACATTATCAAATGATTCTACAAATTCAATACTCTCTCGTATATCTTTAACAGCAGCCGAAGCTCCACGTTTAAGAGATACTACTGACCACTTACCTTGAAAGAGTTCATGCACTGCCATAGCATCACACTCACCTTCAGTAATAGTCAAATACTTACCACCTGTATTTCCATACAGTTGCTCTCCGAATAAACCGGTATTATCAAAGGTACCGTTAGTAGTAAAGCCTTTGTTAGCTACAAACCTAGTCTTAGTACCAACAACTTCATTACCATTAAAGTATGGATAGATATGTTGTGTGACATTATTATTCCTATCTTTTACTATCTTAACACCAAACTTAGTTGCTGTATTTTCAGAGATACCTCTGTCAGTTAAAGCACCATAAGCACCGGTATAAGATGTAAGGAATGTATTATCAGGTTTAGGTTTACTCGTCATCTCAACTACCTTACCTGTTGATTCATTGTCATAGTCTGTAAAGAATGTATTACAACTAAAACATTTAGCAGAACCATTCTCGTTTAATGAGACAGCATCACTGCTACTACATTTAGGGCAAGGTAATTTGTGTTTAATAAATTGAGTTCTTTCTTGTTGCATTCTATCTCCATTAGAAATGTGGCTAGGCTTTTACACCTAGCCGATTTATATTTACTCAGAGTCTTCAGAGGTTTCTGTGTCTTCTGATTCATCTTCTTGTTCAACTATAGCTTCAGGAGAATCCTTTAGCACAGCTTCAAGATTATTTTGATGACCTTGTGAAGCATAGTTTAAAGCTTCAACTAACACATTCAATGTACCTATCTTACTGATAGATATGTTAGCACCTGCTTTCTTTTGCTCGTCCTCAATCTTTGAAACATCATAGACTGATTCACCGTCATCATTTTTAATAGTAATAATCATATTAAAATTCCTCGTCATCATCAAAAAATTCAGAGCCATCTTGCGATTTATACTCCACCAAGTCTACGATTTGAACAGCTTGTAAGTCGAGACCTTTCCCTGCCTTACCTTTCCATTCCCAATCGTATTCATTATATTGGACTCTAACCTTAGAGCCATTACCTACAGCAAGATGTACTTCCTGTTTGTTTTGGTCTAGTAATCTAGGAGCAACTCTGACCATACCATTTGGTCCATTTACTTTTCTCTTGATTACTATAGCAGAACCTTCATCCATCTGCTTAATGGTATGTCCACGAGAAGCAAAGTCATTTGCTGTCTCTTCATCAACAACTAAGTTGATTGTGTACATAGGTTCGTAAGTTGTATTAGGCTCTTTAATACTAGCCCAATACGCAGTTCCTTCTACTATCATATTTACCTCCTACGGTTTTAGTTATTATTAGAAGTCTTTAAAATTGGGAGAGTTTTGAGCTGACTACTCTCGGAGTCATGGACTGAAGCCAAACCAAATAGTTTTATATTTGGAGATAGAGGGCTTAAAGTTCTTTGGTTACTCGATGTCATGTTGCACATTCTACACTAATCCTTGATTAATGTCAAGTAAAATATCATTAATTGTGTAAATACTTTCATCTAAAAGTTTCACATAATAATATTCATTCTCTTTCCAGCAAACTTCATAAGCTATCTTGTTCTCATAAAGCTCTTGATTATTATTCTGAATCCAAGCTTCAAACTCTCGGTACTCGTCTTTGTCTAATTTTTTATATCCTTCGTACATATTATAGTCTCCACCATGTTGGTTGTTCTCTGTTCTTGTTCCATTGTGCATAATGTTTTTCATGTATAACATAATTTCTATATGCTACAATAGGGTTATCATTTTTGTATTCATCAGGCATAGCCTGTGCAAGTGGTGTCATGTCTCCTTGATGTATGTTGTTTGGAAATTGCATTAAAGGTTTAGCTAACTTAGTAATACTTGCATGTTCTTTACCATATCTATAAGTGTATTCCATACCCAATGCTAAGAAGTGAACATACAACCATTCATAATTACCTCTTGATTGTCTAGCCCAAACAGTACAAGGATGATTCTTGTATGCTTCCTTGTAAAGTCCTACACTATCTGCATACTCATCACCATCTAATACTCTATGTGCTGTGCATAACATCTGTGCTGTTTCAAGTGGCATCTTCACTAGCATCTTATCTGGCTGTGCTTCTGCTGACTTGACTGGACACTCATCAAAATAAAATATGTTCATCGTTCCCTCCTAAATAAATAATTTAATTATACCTGTTAGTAATACAAAAGTTGCTACTGCATTTAATACTATCAAAGCTCTGTCGTTCCACATCAAACCTACTAAAGTCCACATAAAACAACCTATAAAACTTAGTATTAAATCTACTTCTTGAAACCCTTGTACTGACCTGAAACAGATTGCTAGTATTATAAAACAACTTGCAACCCATTTCAAGTACCAATCAGTCGTCCTTTCTTTTCTTGTCATAATTACTATCTGCTATTATAAATCCAACTGCTGTCAAAGATACTAGCATAAATAGTATTACAAATCCTAGTCCTATTATTTCACCTATCATTTACTACCTCTCTTTATATATCTATAAGTATCTGTATTCCATTCTGCATCTAACAATTCTACTAACTCATATTTAAGACTGCTTAAATTATGAATATCAGATAACCATAAATCATTAGTCTCGTGTAAAGTGTTTAAGATGCTATCAAGTTTACCTATGTATTTAAATAAAGTGTCGTACTCACTAACACTCATGTCAATAGTTACTTTGTTTTTTAATATTTTAGTTTTCATTTACCTTGCCCTCTGTATTTCTTATGGTTAGCTTTCTTATTCTTATTCATGGTAGAGAAGCCAACATTACCTCTACCTTGACTTGTTCTCTTACCTCTAACACCAGTGGCTGATGTATGAGATTGACTAAATGCTTTTGATTTAACTGCCATAATTATTACCTATGTTTTTCATAAAATGATTCACAGAATTTAGGTTCTTCCACTACATCTGCAAAACATTTTGTTATTCTACTAAAAGAATCTTGTTTGTGTTGAATATTCATAGCAACAATAGTAATTACTAATGCTAAAATTATTCCTAAATAATTAAAATCTTTTATATTAAATTTCATTGTATTCTATTTTCTCCTTTTTTCTTTTATCGTTATACTCTGTAACTTCTTTACCATTCATATAAACTGTTTTAACTTGAGTCCATTTACCCTCATTGAATCTTACTTCAATAAATTTTACAGTCTTGTCAATCTTTTCTTGTTCTAATTCTTGTTTTCTTTTTTCTACTTTATCAGTGTGTTGTGTCATGATATACTTCCTCAACAATTTTAAAAGCATCTTGTAAGTCTGTCTCAGGTATATAACCTCGAAGCTCCCTCAACCTTATAATGTTCATGTTCTCTATATCCCAAGACTTATTATCTACAGTTCTTGTTACACTTTTTATTTCCTCAACCATGTCCATACCAATCATGGTATCAACAGCAGAATAAATAGAACTGCAATAAGTTTTAAGCTTATCATCTTTTCCATTTATTACTACATCAATTATATATTCATCCATTCCCTGCTATCTCCTGTAGTTCTTTGTAAGTTGTTATGTGTGGATTGCGTTTGATGTGTTTCATAATCCATTTGTCTGTCATGTAAGACAAGTAAAGCTGTCCTTGACCAAAGGCATGAGTCTGTTCAGGTAATAAGTTATCAACATTATCAACAGTAATAGTTGATGCTTGGTCTTCAGGCAATAAAGTCTGAAGCCA